TTAAAAGCTTTCATTTGTGCAATTCCAAGCTTTGTAAGCACTGTGCTTAAGCCGATTCCCATTATTGCCAACCCGCTGCCTTCCGGTATAATCTTTTGAATTCCTTGCAATAGTATTTTTAGGCCGCCAATAACCGGACCAAACGATATTGCTAGTTCACGAGCAATTTGTGCCAACTCTTCCATCACAGTGTTGAACTGCGCTGTCTGTTTTTCTAAAGCAATTAGATCATCTACTGATTTCTCTTTTGGCATAAACTCGTCTACTGGTGAGCCACGCAAGAACATTGCAAGCTGAGCTTCGTTAAGTTGAAGTCGCGTAGCAAGGGCTTTTCTCTCTAGCCTGTTCATCTTTTCAAAAGAAACACCAGATTTGTTGACACCTTCTCTAATCATTTCCAGTCTCTTAGAGAGGTCTTGTTCTGCAACAAGTTGAACTGTATTCAAGAAAGGTCCGCCAAGAATCGCGTTTAGCCCGCTAACTGCTTCTGCTGCTGTGCTAAAGCGATCAAAGTTTTCAGCCATGCTAACAAGTTTATCTATTTCAATGCCTGTCGCCTTTGCTTGTGCCTCTAACTTCTTGAAGACATCCACACCTTCGCTACCTAGCGCTGCAATTTGAGGAGCGAACCTTTGGAAGTCACCCGCTATTTGGCTCGCTGAAACTCCCAAGTCTTGTGCGAAGACAAATAGTTCTCTTTGTAAAGCAGCAGCCTCATCAGTGGACTGTCCAAGAACCTTTGTGGCAAACTGGATGTTCTTTGCTGCCGTTTCAGACGCGATGCCCAACTCGCCCAAAACAGCCACTGTTTCACCAAGCGTCTGTTGCTGGGCTTCGCTCATTCTGGTAAAGTCAGTGACGTTCAGAAAGAGTGACTGAACTGCTTGTCCGGCTTCCGCTGAAGTGACACCGGTCGTGAACAATGCGTCTTCAAGGTTTCGAATGTTGTCGTCAAATTGCCCTGATGCACCTGTCGCTCTGTTAAAGGA